ATAAAAGGAGAATAAAATATGATTATTTTAAAAGCGTTAACTAATTTAAGTGATGAACAAATATTAAAAGATGAACAAGAATTATCAGAACGAGCTGGAGAAAAGATTATTATTATTCCAGGAAGATATGAAATTGTAGAAATTAATAATAAAAAGTTTAGTGATTAAGTATGGCTAAAGAGTACGCTAAAAGTTTTTATAAAAGTACTGCATGGAGTAAATGCAGAGCATCTTACATTAAAGAAAGAATAGCTATAGATGGTGGTTACTGTGAAAAGTGTAAAGAAGAATTAGGATATATAGTTCATCACACTATACTGTTAACACCTCAGAACATTAGTGATCCGAGTGTGACATTGAACCACGAGTACCTTAGATATGAGTGTAAGAAATGTCATGATAAAAATGAAGGACACTTTAATAAAAATAAAAAAACTTCATCAACTAAAGATGGATATAGATTCAATGAGGAGGGACAATTAGTTCCAGTACTCCCCCCATAAAAATATTATAGGGTAGGTCCTTCTGGACCGTTGGAGGGTACAACAATTTTCCTCCGAGTGAAAATTTTAAAATGGAGGGGGGCATATTTTTGAGCATTTCCGAACAATTAGAAAAAGAAGATAAGATTAAGAAAGAGATAAACAGAATTAAAAAATTATATAGAGATTTCAATAAAGATAAAGCTCGTGTTTTAGAAGGATTAATTAAAGAAGCAGCTTTTATGAAAGTTGAACTAGAAGAGCTTAGAAATGATTTGCTAATTACTGGGCTTACTGAATTATTTGTACAAGGTGAACAATGCTTTAATAGAGAAAGGCCAGAGAGTAAATTATATACTTCATTTATTCAGAGGTATTCACAAGTAATGAAACAGTTGATAGAAATGTTACCTGCAGAAGAAAAAAAGGAAGAGGAAACAAATTTAGAAAAGTTTGTTCAGAAAGGAAAGGGTAGAAAATGACATACATTGAAGAATACTATAACAAGATAATGTCTGGTGAAATAAATGCTTGTAATAGGATTAAACAAGTTTATTCAATGTTAGTTGATAAGTTGCATAACCCCCAAAAATATAGTCCTTGGGTTTTTGAGGAAGAGCTTGCAAATAGACCAATAGAATTTATAGAGACATTTTGCAAACAAGCACAAGGTGAATTAGGAGCTAATCTTGAATTGCTACTATTTCAGAAAGCAAAACATCAAGCTGTATTCGGATTTGTTGATAAGTATACACAGTTAAGGCAATATCAAGAAGTGTTGGATATAAGAGGGAGAAAAAATGGAAAGACAACAGAATTAGCAGCAGATGAAACTTTTATGTTAGTGGCAGATGGGGAAGGATCTCCAGAAGTTTATAATATTGCAACTAAATTAGAT